GGATGATTTATAAACAAAGGGGGCCTGGCCTTGTACCATACGATAACGACGTTGTGCCTGCTGGCGGTTCTGGTATGGTTGAATGTGTATTACCTGAGGCGAAGATGACACTATGTCCACCTGCGTAATCAATTATCAGCCGACAAAAAAGCAGGCCATGTTCCACGCCTCCCCCGCCAATGAGATTCTGTACGGAGGGGCCGCTGGCGGCGGGAAGACCAAGGCGCTGGTCATGGATGCACTGTTCAGGTGCCTGAAGTGGCCGAACACTGTTGCGGTGGTTTTCCGGCGAACGTACCAGGAGCTGGAGGACACGGACATCAAGGAAGCGCAGTCCAGCTATCCGGAAAGCATTGCGACCTACAACACCGGGAGGCATGAGTACCGCCTGGTGAACGGCAGCAAGATTCTTTTCCGGCACTGCGAGAATGCCGCCGACCGGTTCAAGTATTCAGGGCTTGAAGCGCAGCATATGTACTTCGATGAGCTGACCACCTTCGAGCAGATCGTATACGACTTCATGAAAACCCGTCTCCGCGCCAAGAAAGCTCTGGGTTGCGTACCGACCGTGAAAAGCGCCAGCAACCCCGGCAATATCGGCCACGGCTGGGTCAAGAAAATGTTCGTGGACGCCGGGCCGTACATGGAGATCAGGACGCAGGAGATCTTCAGCGAGACGCTGCACAAGGCGAAGAAAGTCAGGACGCAGTATATCCCCTCTCTCGCCACAGAGAATCCGTATATCACAGATGACTACATCTTCGAGCTGGAGCAGAAACCGGAAGCGCTGAGGCGGGCGCTGCTGAACGGGGACTGGGACAGCTTTGAGGGCCAGGTTTTCAAGGAGTGGAAGGATGACCCCGCACACTACAAGGACCGCCTGTGGACTCATGTGATCGAGCCATTCACGATTCCTGCGGACTGGCCCAGGTACTTCGGGTTCGACCACGGCTACAGCAAGCCGTTCTCCTGCGGGTGGTTCGCGATGGGCCCGGACGGCTGCCTGTACAGGTACCGGGAGTGGTACGGGTGCAAGCCACGGCAGGCGAATGTCGGCATCGAGCTGACCCCGGCCCAGATTGCGGACGGCATCCTCGAGCGGGAGGAGCAGGAGATCCGTGACAACATCCTGGTACTCCGGGTGGCTGACCCGGCGATCTTCGACAAAAGCCGGGGTGACTCGGTGGCTGACCAGATGGCCCCGGGATACTACGGACGGCATCGGGGCGTGGTGTTCGATAAGGGGGATAACGCCCGGATCGCCGGAAAGATGCAGCTCCATGAGCGGCTGCGGTTCGATGAGAAAGGACGGCCCAAGCTGCAGGTGTTTAATACATGCAAGGACTTCATCCGGACGGTATCCACCCTCCCCTATTCTGAGAAGAAGCCGGAGGATATCGACACGGATGCCGAGGATCACATCTACGATGAAACCCGATATGTGCTGATGGCTCACCCGCTGACGCCGACCAGGAAACCTGATCCGGTGTACAAGCCGTTCAGCCCGTTTGAATAAAAGCGAAGGAGGTGGTGGAGAATGACGGAGCGAGAGAAGCAGGCTATGACGGAGGAGTATCTGGAGGAGCAGCCGCTGTCCGAGGAGGATAAGGAGCTGCTGGAGACGATCTATGACCGGCTGGATATCTTTGAGGAGATGAACAGACCGTATCATGACGCCGCGAAGGAATGCCGGAAGATCATGCACATGGAAGACCCGAAGCAGGATGATCCGGGAATGGTGCGGAAGGCCGGGAAGAAGACCCTGCAGATGCAGACGCTGAAATCCACCATTAACAATGTGGTGGCCGATCAGATGCTCTCCATGCCGGAGGCCAAGCTTATGCCGGAGACGCAGGAGGCCCAGGAAGCTGCGGACGATCTGCAGGACATGGTGCATTACGTCATCTACTGCGCGAACAATTTCGAGCAGCTCCACTACAGACGGTGCGAGGATTTCTACGGCCCGGGCACGGCGATCACGCAGGTGGCCTGGGATCAGGACATGGCCTACGGGAAGGGCGAGATTGCCCTTGTGCGCTGGCCGCTGGAGGCCTTCCTCTGGGATCCGACCGCAGACAATATCCAGGACTGCCGGGCTGTGATGAAGGTGGGCTGGCATCCCCTCTCCTGGTTCCGGGAGCACTATCCGGAAGAAGGGAAGTACGTTGTCTCCGAGGACGGGACGCACAGCACGGTCGGCATGACGGAAGGCCAGACCGATGCGGAGCACGTCAGCGATGAGAAGCGGGCGCTGATGATTGAGTACTGGTGGCGGGAGTACAGCGCTTCCACCCGGAGGTACACGATCAATGTGGCCTACGCTGCGGGCGGCGCTCTGCTGGAGAAGCAGAAGGATGTGTATACGCATGGGATGTATCCTTTCGTCCTGGATGTGCATGACAGCGTGGAAGGAAGTCTGGCGGGTGAAGGGCTGGTGCATGAGCTTACCCCCATGATGCGGTACATCAACCGGTATATGTCCTACATCGACATGAACGCCAGGATGAGCTCCAAGGGCCGCCTGCTGGTTCGCAGAGGAAGCGGCATTGACAAGGACGCCCTCACGGACTGGGAGCAGGACGTGATCGAGGGAGAAAATATTACTCCTGACAACCTGCAGTGGCTGCAGAACACGCCCTTCAGCAACATGATCGTGCAGATGATGCAGATGCTGCAGACCGACCTGAAGCAGGACAGCGGTGCGAATCAGTTCACCCGGGGCGAGACTACGGGCGGCATCGTCTCCGGCAAGGCGATCAACAGCCTGATCCAGGCCGGAGGCAAGGTGGCCTCCATGCGGACGGAGCAGCTCAAGTACGGATTCAAGCAGATCGTGGAGCAGGTGATCTGGCTGATGGCCCAGTTCTACGATGATGACCGGGTGGTCATGATCACGGGCCGGAACCAGCCGATGAAGGTGGACACCAAGCGCCTCTTCGGGAAGAAGACGAAGGGCGCCGTCAATCCTCCTCCCTATACGGTGCAGATCGAAGTTTCCAGCCGCGACCCGCAGAGGATCGCCAACCAGAATCAAATGTTTGTCGAGGCCTACAACATGGCCGCGCAGGCCCAGCAGTTCTTCCCCGTCTCCGCGCTGTTCCGCATCCTGAACCTGGACGGCAAGGATAAGGTGCTGCCGGTCATCGAGGAGAACGAGCACTACCAGGAGCAGATGCAGCAGCTACAGCAGCAGGTAGAGCAGATGAGCCAGCAGATGCAGCAAATGCAGGATGAGAACCAGAGCCTCCGCAGGACTACCACGGAGCTGACCAACGCTCTGGCCTCCCCCGGGAACGGCCCGACCGCCAACACGGGCAGCATGATGGGCAGCACTCCGGGAGCCCAGGATGAGCAGAACGCGCTGGTCAGCTCGGCCCGGAACACGCTGGGCGTCCCGTACGGGATGGCCCCGGCATGAAGAGGAAGAGGTGAGCCGAATGTATACCGGTGAAGATCTGGCAAAGCTGGCGAAGGAGATCCTCGCGAAGAAGTGGGGATACATCTTCGGCAGGGCCGGGATCAAATGGACGGCAGAGATGCAGGCCGAGATTGACCGGAGCACGGACAGCAAGTATGACTCTGCGAGGAAGTACGGCAGGAAGTGGATCGGTCATTATGTCGCGGATTGCTCCGGGCTGGTGAAGTACATCTGCAGGCAGTTCAAGGTGACGGTTCCGCATGGGAGCAATTCCCAGTGGCGGGATTCCCTCTTTGAGAAGGGAGCCATCTCCGGAAACGCCGTGCCTGTCGGTGCGCTGGTATTCAAGCTGCGGAACGGGGATGACTTCTACCATGTCGGCATCTATGTCGGCGGCGGGAATGTGGTCGAGGCTCAGGGGACGCAGACCGGGGTGGTTTCCTCCAGGCTGGCGAGCTGGACGCATTACGGCCTGGTGAAGGGCATCGGTTATTCCGAGAAAAGGGACGAGGTGATCAAATTGAAACCGGGAGCGGCCTATGTCGATGTGCCGAATGACGGCACGGTGAACATCCGGAAAGCGCCTACCACGAACAGCACGAAGCTGGGCACCCTCCGAGAGGGATCGGAGTGCGAGGTGGTTTCCGTAGAAGGGGACTGGGCTGAAGTCAGGTATTCAGCCAGCGGTTACATCATGTCCCGATATCTGAAGAACAAGGAGGTGTAACCGATGGAATGGGCAGCTTTCGCGGCGTCAATCCTGACAGCCCTGGGATCTTTCCTGGGGGTGTATCTATCCAACAGGAAGCAGACGGCGCTGATGGAGTACCGGCTGAAAGAGCTTGAAAAAAAAGTGGACAAGCACAATCAGGTGGTGGAACGGACATTCAAGCTGGAGGGCCAGATGACAGAACTCCAGCATGAAATCCAGGATCTGAAGCACTGATGTGGATCAGGTGGAATCCAAACCCCAGGCGCGATGAAGAACCGGACTGCGTGATCAGGGCGATCTGCGCGGCTACCGGGATGGGGTGGCATGAAGTGTTCTGGGGACTGTGCCGTCTGGCGGCAGAGCAATGCACCATGCCAAGCTCCAACTGGCTCTGGGGGCTTTACCTGAAGCGGCTTGGTTTCGTACCCTTCCTGCTGCCGGAGAGCTGCCCGGAATGTGTAACCGTCCTGGCCTTCTGCAGGCAGTATCCGGAGGGCACCTACATCATCGGGACAGGCAGCCACGCCGTCTGCGTCCGGGACGGAAATTATCTGGACGCCTGGGACAGCGGGGACGAAGTACCGACCTATTTCTGGAAAGGATGATGAGTATGGCGATGTACAACAATCCGTATCTTCCGCAGTATTCCAGCTTTCAGCAGCCGGTATACCAGCAGCAGAGCTTTACGCCGCAGGCGCCGAGCATCCCGGGGGCGATCATCGGGGTGGACGGAGAGGCGGCGGCGAGAGCCTACCAGATGCCGGCAGGGATTGCTCCCGGAGTGCCTATCGCGCTGTGGGATACCAACGGGCAGAACATCTACCTGAAGAGCATGAACCCGATGGGGATGCCGAACCCGATTCAGAAGCTGACCTACACCCGGGAGGAACCTCCGCAGACGATTCCCGGCCAGAGCGGCAGCCCGGACTATGCTACCAAGGCTGATCTGGAACGGCTGAAGAAGGAGATTCTGGAGGGGGTGAAGACTGATGCCAAACCCGCTGTTTAACATGATCAACGCCTACCAGAGGGTGAACCAGATCATGCACAGTGTGCAGAATCCGGCGGCATTCGTGAAGCAGCAGTTTCCGGATGTACCGGACAACATTCTGAATGATCCCAATCAGGTTCTTCAGTATCTGCAGCAGACGAGGAATATTTCCAACGATCAGCTGCAGCAGCTTATGGGATCACATTAACCCGGCAACGGAGCCCTGCGTTTTCACAGGGCTTTTTGCATATACACCCGGGACAGCGTTTTCGCGCCGGATGAAAGGAGAATTCTTTCATGGAAGAAATGGTCGAAAACATTGAGACGGAAGCTGTTGGGGCCGACACCCAACTTGAGGCAGCCGTCACCGAAGAACAGGATGCATCTGAAACTTTGGAGACTGTGATGGACGAGCAGACCGACAGCGCAGAGTCCTCCGGGAACACCGGGGCCGAATCCTCCGGGAACAGCGGCACTGAGCCTGGGTGGATCAAGAAGCGCGTAGGAGCTGCGGTAGACAAGGCCATCCGCGAAACGGAGCAGAGGATTCGCGCCGAGTATGACGCGAAGCTGGCCCCGCTGATGGAAAGGGCACTGGAGCAGGACGCACTGGAGCTGGTACAGAGCGGCAAGGTGAAAGACCTTGAAACCGCCAAGGAGCTGGTGCGTTACCGCCAGGGGCAGGCCCAGCCTGAAAAGGCAGAACAGCCCCGGAACGAGAACGGGCAGTATGCCCGGAAGGAAAGCGATATTGCGGTGCAGACCCGGATCGATATCCTGAAGCATCAGGCTGATCGGATCAAGGAGCAGCGCAACATCGATGTCATTTCCGAATTCACCAGCAATCCGGAAACCAAGAAGAAAGTCATTTCCGGCGAGTGGGACTTTTACGATGTGGCCGATGCGCTTCAGCAGAAGAAGGCCGCCCGGAGAGCACCTGCTCCCATGCGCTCCTCAAACGGTGCGAGCGGTGCGGAGAAATCCACGATTGCGAGCATGACCGATGAACAGTTTGACCGGCTGGACAAGCGGCTGGAGGAAGGAGCGCGTTTCAAAGTGTAAAAAAGGAGCGTGTTACCTATGGCAGTTTATGACAACCTGAATTTTTCCTATGATCCCGGCGTATCCCCTACCCTTCAGGATTACTTCCAGCGCCGGGCGCTGAAGAACGTGCAGCCCAACCTGGGCTATGCCTCCGATGCCCAGATGATTGAGCAGCCGGAGCACAACGGCAAGCACGTTCATTTCCACCGGTTCACCGAGCTTCCGGCGATCACCAAGCCCCTGTATGAGGGCGTGACCCCGGACGGGCAGAAGCTGACCGAAACCGAATTCTCCGTGATGACCAAGCCCTACGGCGGCTACATCCCCTATACGGATGAGTTCGATCTGTTCCACATCGACAACATGACCCAGGCCATGTCTGACCGGCTGAACAACCAGGCGAGGCTGTCCATCGACACCATCGTCCGAGATGAGATTTCCGCTGGTCTGAATGTCATGTATCCCGGCGCTGTGACCAGCCGCGCCGCCCTGTCCAAGGCGAACGTGATCAACTACGCCGTGATCAAGCGCGCTGTTCGGAAGCTGAAGAAGGCGGGCGCCCAGCCTTTCTCCGATGGCTACTACCATGCGAAGATTGACCATGACACCTATTTCGACCTGACCCAGGATCAGCACTGGATCGATGTGGCCACCTATCAGAGCGACACCCGGGTGCAGAAGTATGAGCTGGGAACCATTTACAAGGTTAAGTTCTTCGAAGTGGACAACGGCAAAATCTTCTCGAACGAGACTTACCTGTATGGCAGCAAGACCGCCCTGACCGCGACCGCTTTCGATGCTGCGACCCGCACGATGACTGTTTCCGACACCATCAGCGAGGACGAGGCCCGCGAGCTGACCGGCAAGCTGGTGTATGTGCAGTACACCAAGACGGTGGAGGGGGCCAGCACCAACTTTGTGACCCCCATGTGCATCGAGTATGTGGATGCCGCGGCGAAGACCGTGAAGTTCCGCTGGGTGCCTGAGTCCACCACGGACTGGACTACCACGAATGCCCTGAAGATCGTCCCCAGCGGCGGTGCTTCCAGCGGCGATGAAGTCCATGCCACCCTGATCTACGGCAAGGATGCCTACGGCATTGTGCAGCTGGGCGGCAAGGGTACCCCCAATATTCAGACCATCGTGAAGTCTCCGGGCTCTTCCGGCTCTGACGATCCTCTGAACCAGCGCGGCACCATCGCCTGGAAGGTGAAGCACTTCTGCGCTGCGATCATCCAAGATGACTTCATCGTCCGGGTTGAGCACGGTGTGAGTGACTAATTGAAACGGATTGCCCCGGGGCGGCACACAGCTTCCCCGGGGCAATTCTTTGAAAGGAGAAATACCTATGGCTAAGAGCAGTCAGACGATTGCTGTACCCAAGAAGGAGAAGGAACAGGAAGAAACCCGGGTGAGGATCTTTATTCCGAAGCGGGAGAACGACGATGCGACGGGGGTTTCTGTCGATCAGTATGAGCACGTCAGCATCAGCAACGAGAAGGGCGATAACTTTGTCTGGATCAAGCGCGGTGAATATGTGGACGTAACTCCCGAGGTGTTCATCATGCTGAAGCAGCGCTACCCCAATCTGTGAGGTGAGAGGATATGACCCTGGGGGAGATTAAGAACCAGATTATGTTCCAGACCAACAATGACGCGGAGGATATCGAGGATTATCTTCCCCACGTCACGGACTATATCAACGACGGGTACGACAAGCTGCTGAAGGTGTGGACGAAGACCCATCATGTCGCGGACGATACCTATGAACCGCTTATGTACGATTCGGATGAGCCCGAGCTGCCGGAATGGCTGCACAGATACATCTGCGACTGGGCTACCTGGCTGGTGTACCGAAACGGGAACCCGCAGAAGCAGCAGCGGGGGCGCGCCTATTATGAATCATTCATGCTGATCCTGTCCCAGATTTCCGGAGAGGGCGGAGCTGCTGCTATGAATGCGGACGGATCCGTTACGCAGTACAACAAATTCCGGAACATTCCGGTGTAAGGTGGTGAGGTGAATGGCTTTCTTTTCACTCCACGCTTACGACGCAGACGTATGGATTCCGCAGTTTATGGGGCTGAACCAGGCTGACGTCGGGCTGAACCCGGACATCCGATACGCGGCTGAGGAGGAGAATCTGGAGACCCCGAACGGCATCCTGCAGCCCCAGGCAGCCTGCCCGGAGGACGTCGGGGAGTTTGAGACCCGGATCGAGACGCTGGCGGGTTTCCACCGGCGATGGTTCGAGGGAGCCAACAAAGACTGGTACATCTGCTGCGCGGGAGGGAAGCTCTATCAGAGGCAGGCCAGAAGCAGCTTTCCATGGTCAGAGATTGAGCTGCCGGAAGGGATTGACGCTTTTCAGAGTTCCACGTGGAGCTGGGTGACCTACGAGATCAACCCGGAAGGAAGTCAGGATACCATCGACGTGCTCCTGATCAGCAATGCCAAAGACGGGATGTACATGATCGTCCCCCCGGACAGACCGACATCCTGGCGCGACCTGCAGGAGTTTACATGGAACTACCAGCTTGACTTCACCTGGCTGGAGGTTTCCAGCCCGAAGTGGCACGTGCTGACCATCAACACGCAGGGCGCGAAGTTTGGCGTCATCGAGAGATACGCCGAGCGCATCTGGGCCTGCGACGTGGCGGGAGAACCCGACAAGCTGATTTATTCTGCACCGTATGACCCGACCAACTGGGAAGCACAGACGGAGATCCCCGAGGACGGTGCCGGAGATATCCTGCAGCCCTCCTGGGACGGAGATCGGTTCTACGCGATCCACCGGTTCGGTGATCACCTGCTTGCCTTCAAGAAAAACCACATCTGGCGAATTGTCGGAACAAACCCCGGCGAGTTCGCGATGCTGGAGCAATTCGGCGGCGGGACAGAGTGCTTCCAGACAATCGCGGTGGACAAGGAAAGGGTTTTCATGGCCGGGCGCGACGGCATCAGCATCTATGACGGGATGAGTACGAGCCCCTTCCTGCGGGAAGCGGTAGAGCAGCTGTGGAAACGGCTCAATAAGAACGCCATCGACGAGATGTGCGCGGCGATGTACAGGCAGAAGTACTATCTCGCCTTCCCCATTGACGGGAGCGCCGTGAACAACGCAATGCTTGTCTATGACCTTAACGACCGGACTTTCCTTTTCTATCACGAGTTCTTTGTCGAGCGGTTCATGCCGACGGACGATGAACTCTTTATTACCAGCTCTTCCCTTCCCGGGAAAATCCTGAAGCTCAGGTTCGACTCATGGAATGAGGGCGCGGCGAGCGGCGCCGCCTGCAAATGGGTATCGCCCTGGATGGATTTCGGATACAAGCGCATCCAGAAGGGCGGGTTTGACCTGTATTTCATCCCGGAGGTACAGACGGAGCCGGTGACGCTGAAGATCAGTATGCAGACGGAGAAAAAGACGAAGACGAAGCAATACATCATCAAGCCGCTGACGGAAGCCCAGCTCGAGAAGGGTAAGGAGCACAGGGGGAAGCGCCTGCACTTCGGAGGCACAGGGCGAAAGTTCCGGCTGATCATCGAGACCGAGGCGGGCGTAACCGCGCCGTGGCGGCTGATCGGCGGGATTCAGCTCGTTGTCGAGACTGACCCGGACTGAGGTGACCCATGAGAAGAAAAGAAAGAAAGCATGAGCCTCTGCGGGTGCCGCAGGGCTGGGAAGGCCAGAACCGGGCGCTGATCGTACAGCTTGAGCGGGTGATCGATGACATCTACCTGCATATGCACAACGATGACGCATGGCGGGCGGTTTACCCTGTCGGGGCAGTCTATATCGCGGTGAACAGCGCCTCCCCGGCTGAGATTTTCGGCGGCACATGGGAGGCCGTCACAAACAGCCTGGGGCTATACATGTGGAAAAGAACAGCATGAGGGAGGTGGGAATGTGTATCAGGGCACAACGCCAGCCGTTGTTTTCAGCGTCAAGGAGTGTGATCTGACCGGTGCTACGGTCTATGTATCTTTTAAGCGCAGAAGCGAGGTGCTGACTAAAACAAATGTCGGGGTTTCCTGGGATGAAACAACCCGGACGTCAACTGTCGTCTGTGAGTTAACGCAGGAAGAGACACTGGCCATGAAGCGTGGAGCTGTGGTCGTACAGATCCGTTTTATCTACGAGAACGGGCAGGCTTACGCGACCAACAAAAAGGCCATCGAGATGCAGGATGTCATTTATCCTGAGGTAATCGAGTTTGGAGGTGATAGCACGTGAGTGAGTTCAATGTCGAGCAGATGAACGGTGTTGAATTGGAAGTCGAGGAAGCCTGGCGAATCGTGAGAGCTGTATCCCCTGTTGTCAATTTGGCCCGGACAGAGGATGGGTTGAAGATTACTGTCAAGGACGTAAACGGCACCAGGGAAGAAAATGTGTATGATGGAATTCCCGGCTCTCAGGGGCCTCAGGGTGAGCCTGGCCCTCAAGGGCCTCAGGGCATTCCAGGAGAAAAGGGGGACAAAGGCGATAAAGGCGATAAAGGTGATCCGGGAGAAGTAACACAGACCGAATTTGATGGTCTTAGTGAACAGGTTACTGATTTAAAGAGCGCTTTTGATTCCGAAATAGATTTGAAAAATGATGAAATAGATGATATTTGTAGGTACATTGGAAAAAGCGCAGTTTCCGATCTGAATCAGTTCGTCACATATCAGAATGGGTATCTTGACAACAGCACTCCGGTACAGGTTGCACAATCAAATAATCAACTTATATCCAGCATAATCAAAGTCGGAACAGGGACGAAACTTTCAATCAAAGTTCCGTCTGGATATCGTATTTATCTGCAATATCTGAATGATGACCTATCAAAAGCACCCGGAGCGGGATTCTTTACATCTGACACCGATGCTACAACTACAAAGAATTATGTGGCGTTTTCAATAACGAAAAATCCTTATTCCGCTTCCGATACAATATCCACAAGCGAAGCGGCAGGATTCAATATTTACCGGGCAGTTACAGTGGATGCCAATAATCTGACAAAGCGTATTGGCGATGCCGAAACGGATATAGGGACAAGTGTGCATTTTGTCAGCAATTACGGAGAAAACAACATAGATAATCTTAAAACACCCGGATATTATTATGTTACGGTTGCCGGGTCTGCTCATGTTGGTGGAACGTTACCGCCAACAATGAAAGCAGAAGACGGAACAAACGGATTCCTTGAGGTAAAAGCATATTACAACTTCGTCACGCAGACGCTTGTACAGTTTAAGTCTGGAAAAACATTTGTTAGAGGAGCGAATACAAGCGCAAGCCTTACGTTTAATCCGTGGTTGGAAATATCAAATCCGGAAGTTGAAGTAGAACCGAAAATCACAACAAGAAACCTGTGGACGGTTGGTGATATAGATCAGGCTGGTTATATTATGATCGGCACACAGGGAACGGAACTGTATCCTGCCGGGAAGTATACGATTTCATTTGATTTGGCTTGTGATGAGGAATATATAAATTTCAATATTTATGGCAATGGTGTACGACTTTTGTCAAAACAACTCACACCATCAGCAAACAGGTACATTATTCAGATCAATGCTACTACAAGAATAGAACGGATTTTATTCCAGACGAAAAGCGGATCGTCATCTGCAAACACTTTCCAGTTAACGGATGTTCAATTCGAAAAGATATGGTGGAGTGGACACCCGTATTATTCTCATGAGGATTGGGAACGGTTGCCGTTTACAACTCCGCTCATTGATCATGAAATAACCGTAAAAAACGCTCTGACAGAATATAAATCAAATTGGGAAGGCAAAAAGATTATATTCAACGGTGATTCCATAACTCAAGGGCTGAACATTGCAGGAGCAAATTCAAGAACCGGATATGTAATGGTATGCAGTCAGCTTCTGAAGTTTGGAACGGTTTGCAATTATGCCATTGGCGGTACACGGATGGCACACGTTGAAGGGGAATCGGAGTGCCTTGTTGACAGAATCAGCGAAATGGATACGGATGCTGATGTAGTTTTCATTATGTGCAATACAAACGATTATGCTTCTCAAGTGCCAATCGGAACGGATGATTCTTCCGACACATCAACATACAAAGGTGCGTTGAATACACTTTTTACTTGGTTGAGAACGAACTATGTGCAGAAACCAATAATCATTTCAACGCAGCTTACACGCAAAATCAATTATAACGATGGTGTGGAGCTGCCAATTAAAATAGAGCAATATGCACAAGCTGTCCGTGACATGGTTGAAAAATATCACTTCATCCTGTTCGATGCCTATAATTGGAGCGGAATGGATTTACGGACAAGCCCTACAGATGGCACAGGGATCACAAATGACAATCTGCATCCAAACCAGTACGGAGCAGAGTTGTTGGGCAGGAAAGTTGCTGCATTTATCAATGCACAATGATTAAAATTTCACTTTAAGTTACTGTTTTGAAAGGAGGGAGAACGTGTCAACCCAAACACCAAATCTACACCTTGTAAAACCGGATTATGTGGATACGGCTGATGTAGGCGTTATCAACAGCAACATGGATCTTATCGACAGCGCCTATGGCAGGATTCTCAGCAGTGTGTACCCGGTAGGTTCGATCTATATGTCCGTTGCAGCCACGTCGCCCGCAACCCTGTTCGGCGGCACATGGGAGCAGCTCAAAGACCGTTTCCTGATCGGCGCGGGAGGAAGCTACAGCGCAGGAGCCACAGGAGGAGCGACCGCCCACACACTGACCGTAGCGGAAATGCCCTCACACAATCACAGCTTCACCGGATCCGCTGTGACATCGGGCGGCATCAGTGCAAACCACGCGCATACAGGAACATCCGGAAACCCGTCCGCGAATCATACGCATTCAGGGCCGAATCACAGCCACGGGTTTACACGCAATTCAAACAATAAAAATGGTATTTACTCAGGTAATAATGAACATGTCGGATTCTGGACTTCGGATGCTGGAAGCGGCAGTAAATGGCCTGTTTTGTCCTTTGATTCAAGCGGCTCCGGTAGGGTCAGAGATCTTTTGGTTGTTGGCCCAACTGATAACGCAGGAACCGGAGCCACCGGCACGGTCTCCGCATATCACACGCATACCACGACGACCGGCAATCAGTCTGCCGGTCACACACACTCGGTTACCGCTTCCGGTACCATCGGGAACAAAGGTTCCGGCAGCGCCTTCTCCATCATGAACCCGTATCTCGCAGTCTACATGTGGAAACGCACAGCTTAAAGGAGGAATAGTATGTACATCAAGGTAAATGAAACTGTTTTCAATGACGTCACCTGGTCTTTTGACCACGAGCGCGGAACCGCCGCTCTGCTGCTGAAGACGAATGATTCCATCAGCTCCATCGCGGCTCTCTTTGACGGAGATGATACCGTCAAGGCCTATGATGACAACGATATCGAGACCGGTGTGTGGTATGTGACGCAGCTTCTTAGCATCTATCAGAACTACGAATCCCGCACCCCCGATGAGCCCCGTGAAGTGGTTGTCGCGCTGAAGGCTACGTCCCTCAGCGCGGAAGCAGAGCAGTCCATCAACACCAGCATCGAGGAGGCGAACGACGCCCTGATCGAGCTGGCTTCCCTGATTGAGGACATGGAGGAAGCCAATATCGCGATCAACCGGATCGACGGCATTCTTGAGGGCATCCCGAGGGATATCGTGGAACGCTTTGACGCGATGAACAACGCCTACAACGACCTGGCCGACCGGGTGGCCCGGCTCGAAAACAGGGTGCAGTAAGGAGGATGCGAGCATGGTTAAGATCTACGTGAAGAAGGTTCGGAAGATCATGGAAGACACCGGGATGGGCAAAATCGAAGCAATGGAGACCATCCCTGTGCCGAAGAAGTGGTGGGACAGAGTGCTGGAGGCGCTGAATGAAGACTAACAGCCCTTTTATCCTGCTGACCCTGAGCAACGGGAACAAGCCCGTGATCATCCCGAAGGACAACATCGCCTTCGCGATGGAGACTGCCGGGGAGAATGCCGAAGGAAAGACGGTATCATTCACCAGGGTTTTTCTGAAGGCCGTTATGATCGATGATGAGGCAAAGTGGGTGGACGTGAGGGAGACACCGAAGGAGATCTCTCTCGGAAAGTGAGGTAGACTGGCTCCGATTCACTTCTCTGGCTGGTCTGTCGGAACCTGAAAACTAAGACGAGAATAAAAGCCTTCTTAACAAAAAAAGAGGGCTTTTATTTATACCCTTCTCTCCTGCAAAAATTCATTAAAGGGGGGTGATGCCCTTGGGCTACTAACACTGTCACCCTTTTTTTTATCGACCTGCATCATAATGGAGGAAAAGAAAAATGAATGAGAACGGAAATCCGATGGTAATGCCTGTCGCGCCTTACTACGGTGGAAACAATGACGGTATGTTCGGCGGGAATGGTGCCTGGTGGATCATCATCCTGCTGGCCGTGCTTGGCTGGGGCAACGGCTTTGGCGGCGGCTTCGGTGGAAACGGTGGCGGCGGCTTCTTCAATGCCGATATGCAGCGCGGGTTTGACCAGCAGGCTGTTGTCACCGGGATCAACGGCATTCAGAGCGCCATCAACGGAGTGCAGACCTCTCTGTGTAATGGCTTTGCCGGAGTGAACCAGGGCGTTTCCAACGGATTCGCCCAGGCTGAGATCGCGGCGAATGCCCGCCAGATGGCCGACATGAATCAGCAGTTTGCCCTGCAGAGCGCCCTTCAGCAGTGCTGCTGTGATAACCGGGCTGCTACCGCTGACCTGAAGTACACGATGGCCACGGAAGCGGCTGCGACCCGTGCCAATTGCGATGGCAACAACCAGAAGATCCTGGACAAGCTGTGCCAGCTTGAGCTGGATGGTGTTCGTAACCAGCTTGCGGAGGCGCAGAGGGAGAATGTGGGACTCCAGAATCAGCTCAACATGGCGGCTCTGCGTGAATCCCAGACTGCCCAGAATGCTTTCATTCAGCAGGGCCTGAACAACGAGGTGGATGCCTTGTATAACAGGCTTTCCAATTGCCCCGTGCCCAGTACCCCCGTATATGGACGCACCCAGATTTTCTCCTGCAATAACAACGGCTGCGGATGCAACGGCGGTTTCGCTGGCTGATTTCCGCTGTCGAGTCTTCATTTAGGCACATCATGTGCCTTTTTCTTATTTGATTTTGAAGAAGGAGATGATCGAAATGGCTGAGTTTACATATAACGAGGTTCAGCTTATCCAGCCCAATGCCCCGGCGCTGCTGAATGACGGTATCCGGTGCAACTGCGGTCTGGTGCTTCACCGTCCGGGCAGCGGCATCCTGACGCTCCGGGGGGCCGGTAACCGGTTCGCCCGGTATCGGGTGGCCTACGATGGCAACATCGCCGTACCGGAAGGCGGCACGGCTGGAGAGATTCAGCTTGCCCTGGCTATCGATGGCGAAATCGTGCCGACCAGCATTGCGGCCGTGACCCCTGCGGCTGCTGAGAATTACTGGAATGTGAGCGGGTTTGCCATCATCGATGTGCCTGCCTGCTGCTGTTACACCGTATCTGTGCGGAATGCATCGGTATCGGCTGATCCCGCTACCACCCCGGGCCCCGCGCTTAACCTGCGGAACCTGAACGTGGAAGTCACCCGGATTGCATAAGGAGGAATTCACCATGTACGACAATATTAAGAAGGCTCTGTGCAAGGAGCTGGAACAGATGGACAAGGACATGGAGAATAACTCCAAGATGTCCGACAATGATCTTCGCCGGTATGACACGATCATGCACGCGCTGAAGAGCGGATCGACCTGGGAAGCGATGGAAGGCCAGAGCTACGGTATGAGCTATGACGGCGGGGCTTCCTACCGCCGGGGCCGTGACAGCATGGGACGCTATACCAGCCGCATGGAGCAGCCCGACCCGATGGGCGGGGAATACGGATATCCCTTTCCCATGAATTCCGGGCGCTACGGCGGCCCGCGCTGGTAAGAAGATTTCCGGAGGGGTGGGCAGAGCGCTCACCCCTTCTTTCTCGATATAAGGAGGGTGACAGATATGAATTGGAATTGGAGAGAATGGCTGAAAGCGGCGGGCATCCGGGCCGTGAAGACTTTTGCCCAGACGATGATCGGTACCATTGCGGTGGGCGCCGCCTTTAACGAGGTGGACTGGCTCAGGGCACTGAGTGTTTCCGGCGTGGCCTGTGTGCTGAGTCTGCTGACCAGCCTTGCGGGACTCCCGGAGGTTGAGCAGAGAGGTGATTCTTAATGGCAACGACTACCGCGAGAACAAAGTCCGATGTAGACAACATGACCGTCCGGGATCGGCTCTGGGACAGTCTCAATTATGCCTATGGAAAAAAGCGGGACAATTCCGACGAACAATTCCGGCAGGCATATTCCCAGGCTGACCGGCAGATGTTGAGCCGGGGGATGCAGCGCAGCTCTTACGGGGCCCAGACGCTGGCCAACATCGACAAGCAGCGGGTGGACGCTCAGAACGATATTTTCGACGCGCAGATCGCGGACTACGAGAACCGTTTGCGGGATATCGAGAATCAGGAGCAGGAACAGGCCAGGTGGCAGGCTCAGTTTGACGAGGGCGTACGGCAGTATAATACCAACCTCGCTTTTCAGCAGGCTCAGGCCGACACGCAGAAGGAGCAGTGGCAAAAAAGTTTTGATGCCGACCGGGGAGACACAGCGTGGAATCAGGCCTTCCAGGAGAGGCAGTTTGAAGCGGGTCGGTCTGACACCGCCTGGAATCAAGCCTTCCAGCAGCAGCAGGCTGACACCCAGCGGGATCAGTGGAACAGGACTTTTGACTATCAGCAGACTCGGGATGCTGTTTCGGATACCCAGTGGCAGAAGGCCTTCGACCAGAGCAACACGAACACGGATCGCCAGCTTGCGGCTGGGTACATCCAGGCGATCCTTGCGACCGGGCAAGATCCGTCTGACGATCTGTTGGCCCGCGCCGGGCTCAGTCGAGCCGACTACAACGCCATGAAGGCCCAGCTTATCGAGTCCGGTGGCGGCGGCTGGGGTGGCGGCAGCTCCGGAGGCGGCGGCGGCAGCAGCTCTAATAAGAGCACTACGCCTCCCCCGGCATCGGATAGCGGGCTGGATGGCCTGCTTAATGATAATAACAATAATAACAAGCCCGACAACAAGGACAAACCCGTTTCTTTCTTTGGATCGCTGGGTGCTGCGGTTAATAATGCAAAGAAGAATACCGATACTTCATCTCAGAAGACCGGGGCAAAAGTACTAAGGCGTAAGAAAACCACATAAGGAGGCTCTGCTATGGGCGTTTTTTCATCCCTGTCCAAAGTTACGGGGAATAACACGGCACAGAAGGATCGACTGACTACCACTGTGCAGGCGTCTGCTCCGGCTCAAACCGTGCAGGCGTCTACTCCGGCTCAAACCGTGCAGACGCCTGCACGGCAGTCTTCCGGTGGTATGTTCAGTAGGATCAACTCCTATTTCGCCTCGGGAAAGCAGGCCAGCAACCAGGGCAGTATGTTCGGCCATAAGTCTGCTGAGATTTCTCCTGAGCTGCAGCAGACCACCCGGGGCACCCTGGCAAAGATCCAGCAGATGAAGTCTTTTGATCCGAACCAGGCTCAGTCTGCGATGGATATGTTCAAGCAGCTCCGGTACGACCCGTCCAGCCGGTACTACAACCCCTACACCCAGTCCACCAACCGGGCGATCAATTATATGCGGGAGCTGGGCATGGAGGTTCCTGATGCTCCGGATGATAAATGGTTTGAGCAGAACGCCTGGCTGAAGCAGTACTATGTGCCTACGGCCAACACGAACAGCCTGTCCAGCACGATGACCAATAAGAGGGCCTCTAAGGAATCGAAGCTGGCCTACTACTACAACCAGCTCGAAATGGCCAGGGAGGATACAGCGAAGGCCAAGGCTGAGAGGGAAAGGCTGAATAACTACCTGACCTACTGGGCCACCCAGCCGGACAGGGATCGCTCGGACGAGGAGATCATCTCCCAGATTGACTGGAAGCAGTATCCCACGATTGCCAAGATGAGGGAGACTGCCGCCAGGGGCACCCCGATGGAGCTGAACGAAGCGATCGACGTCAGCGATGACTCCATGTATGCCGCCCTCTGGGCCGCCCGGAACGGAGGCGGCACCGGGAATGTCTACCAGGACATGATCAACAGCGTGACCGGGGTGGGCAACCAGTACCAGAGGAATGAGGAAGTCCGGAGACGGCTGGACTATACCAGCGAGGATTATGCCCCCTACTCTGTCGGCAGCACGATGGACAAGGAGCGGCAGCTCTTTGGCGTTTCCGGGTTTGATGAAAACTGGATCAACGCCAACAAGAACATCATGGTAACCGGTACGGAAGAGGAGCAGAAGGGCTACCAGGCTGTCCTCGAGGCTTACGACTTCACCCAGGAAGCCGACAAAGAGCTTGAATCTCTGATGACCCGGCTGGATAAGAAGCTGGCAAGCGAAAAGAACCCGGAGGCCGTCAAAAAGTATTTTGACTCTCTGCTTGAAAGCGGCTCCTATTCTTCCCTTGTGAAGATGGATAAATCCATGCGGAAGGGCAATACCGGGCTGCTGAACACCACGCATGGGATCGAATACAGCCACGGGCTGATCGAGAAGTATATCGATGCAGAATGCGCGAAGCACCAGGATGATCAGGATGACATCGACTTCGCCGCCAATATCGCTGCCAATGTTTCTGAGCCCGCCCGGGTGGCACCGACCACGCAGGAGCCGGAGCTGATCGCGGATGCGCTGGGCCCGAATGACACCCGGTATATGCCGGGGGGAGCCCTTGTGGCTGATCTGACCGGCA